GTTGCCCCCACCACTGAGTGCCTGAGTAAATGGATAATGCCAGGTCAATCAACGCCCAACTCTTGAATGACTTGCTTCCTCCGCCCAAAAGTAGCTTCCCACCTCTATGCAGTATTCCTTCAATTAAAACCTGTGGCTCCTGTAGTGGTTCACGCATCAAGTCGGCGTATGACTTGATCGGCGGCCATTGGTCCACTGGTTGCTTCACCCCCAAACTTATCGCTGGCTCTATCATTTACCCTCCTTGCAGAACCATAAAAGGCTCTGCATGCGTTCGTTTCTTTTGGCACCTGGAATCCTAACCGGTTGGCTAGGTTTGAAAGTTGCAGGATCGCACCCCAGCGGAACAAGGAAAGCTTTTAATTGTTCCAGCCATTCTTTCTTAGGCGGCATTTCAAACCAACCATGCAAACTCTTCCCCGCCGTGTCGACCACGGCAAACATTTTCATGCGGAACAAATCGCGCATAAGCTGGAACACCGCACCCATCTGCGGCTTGGTCAGCGTGTCTGACTCGACAACTAGGTATAAGCGCACATCAACAGTGTCATTAGATCGGCTAATAGTTGCTGGCTTAAACACGGCTCCGGTGGTGAACTGACCAATGGGTTCTTCCAACTTCTTCCATTCTTCCGCAAGCCGGAAGTTCTGCGGATGCCTTCCGCTGTCAGTGATGTTACCAATCCACAGATTGTCAGCATCATTAAACAGCGATAGGAATGCTTGGTATTGCTCCTGTGGAGTCTCCAGACGCACTGGACTCTCTTCCGCCATATCTGCTGGGTCCCAAGCGTAATGGTTCAAGTATCGCTTCTTATTGGATTCAGCGATGGTCTTGATGCGGTCTAGGATCTCGGACTCCGGATCTTTCTGGATTACCAATGGGGTTGGTATGGATGTTCCGCTGGACATGGGAGCAGTGAATGCAAAGTCCTTGAGGATGGCGCGGCGTAACTTCCGGTTGGCCTCTTCCCTATAAGCCACGCATGAGGTGTGCCAGCAGAAGATTGTAGGTACGCCGTCAATGAATACAGTGGTGTCGCGGAGCCTAGTGTGGCTAGTGTGGGTTGCTTCCCCTGGGCATTTGCATAGGCCGTGATTGGCGGATTGCCAATCCACTTGGCCTACGATCTCTTCAGCTTTGCGTTGGTTGTCGATCATTTCACAAACTCACTTGGCAATTTAAGATATTCAATATAATCCTGAATGCATGCATTGCTTATGTAAATTGCTTGATCGCATCCAAATTTGTCGAATGGAATAATCAGCTTGAAAGCAACTCCAAGATCGCAGTTTAAGCCAACAAGAAACCAATAGTCAGATGGAAATGTGTCTGGATCTGATGTGGTTTTGAAATGATATCTATTTTTATTTTTTGAAAATGTGGAAGTTTTAATATGAAACCCACGATAAGTTCCGTCTGGCATAACAACAATTCTGTCAACTCTGGTATGGGGATTTATTGATTTCCATGCATTAAGACCATTACTTATTGCCCATATATCAAACTGCAACTCACCTATTTCACCAACCTTATGTGAGTAATGCATCGACTCAACCGGCAATCCTGACGTGCTAAAAGTATCAGTATTTTCAATAAAATTAAACAGGTATTGCTCTGGATCTTCAGCTATACCACTAAATATTTTTATCTCTTCACTCATAATAAAAACTCAAACCGGCTTTGTTTCAAGTGGGGAACACACTAGGAGCAGCCCAGCCGCAGAATCTCTCTGCGTACCATACGCCGGTTAGTTATTTGGTTTCTTGACTCTTATCCTCCAACTCCAGTGCCTTCATGGATGCCTCAACAATATCCTGTGCTGTGATATGACGCAGTGCGTTACACCACATCTGCGTCTTCGGTGTCTTGTTGCTCGCATCCTTACACTTCGCCTGCGGTAGACCCGCATGTGGGCGGCACGGCGCGTGTGGACAGGTATCTGGCTTGAACACTGAAACATTCTTTGGGTAGTAGGTCATTCTATCCTTCGGGTCGTAACTCCCCCACAGCGACACGCAAGCCGTGTCCAATCCCGCTGCGATATGGTTGACGCTGCTGTCCGGTGCCACCACAAAGTCTGCGTTGGCTATCACTGGGAACAGCGAGCGGATAGCCTTGGTCGTGTTGAATAGGTCGATCACCCTGGGATGATCCACTTTGAAGTTGTTGCTGTTGTCTAGGCCAATGATGACAGCGTGATGGTTGGGGTGCGCCTCAAGCAATGCCAGCACCGCTTCCTGACCCATTGCTGGTGGGTAGGTGCGTGTGGGTCCACTTGATGACACATGATATGCGAAAAACTGCTTGGGTAGCGGCCACTTGCCTAGCTCCTTTAATTCGTTGTGGTCTGGGTCGATCAGGTATAGGTGCGGACGCTTGTACTTTGGATCTACATCACCAGCATTCATCCAGGTGTAGATTCGGTCGTAGCAGTTACCGCCGCCTGTTCCCAACTTTGTATTCCCAACCTGACCGCTGAACAGATCATCGGTGCATAGGTGAGCATCGTAACTATCAAACGCCTCCAGCGTGCAAGGCAATGGGTAAAGCTTTGCACCTAGCCCAGCGTAAAGCGGAAGGTTGCGTGCTGGTGCGTAAACATCCACCACTCCGCCCGATTCTTGGACTAAGTAATGTACAAAGGCGGTTGCTATAACCGCATCTCCGATTGCTCCAGCGCGGTAGACTGCCGTGGCTCCGCCGGTAGCGCGGCCAGGGTAGTAAGGCTTAATCTTGTGCGGACAAGGGATGGAATCGTCCCAGGTGGGTCCGGTAAGTTCGTCCGGCAGTACATAAGTGTTGCGGGTGTGGAGTAGGTTATCATCAACCTTGTGGATTTGATTTGTATTATTGGTCCAGAGTTTCATTGTTGTATCCTTTCTAGTTACCCATATACCTCGCACGCCATCCGTTGAGTTTGGCGTGGTAGACAGTTCCGTGGTCAACGCTCCAGGCTCTTGCAATCTGCGACATCGTAAACCCGCATTTGAATAACACCTCCCAAACTCGGTACCGCTTGTCAACGATCTCCGCCTTCTTTCCAATAAACTTTAGCGAATCGCAAACCTTCAACTCCCGCGAGTTTTCAATTTGCTCAATGCCCGACTTCATAAAAACCTGTTTCTTCAGTTCTTCATTGGCGGCTTGGACCTTCCTCAATTCCTCTTCCAGCCCATTCAACCTAGCGGTCAGAATGTGGATTGGGTTAACCGGTTGTTTCAATAGTGCGTTCATTCTTTTCTCCTTTTCCAATCAGTTCCCATGCGATCACCATCGCAGAATCAATCTGCGCGATGATGTTGTTAATTTCTATAGCCTGCCCGTGGCCAACGTCACGCCTTAAATTAACCAGAAGTCTTCTGGCCTCATTAAGAACGTCACGTTGCCACGAGAGGCGTTGCGTCTCCGTTACGATCATTTGCCCATCATGCGAAACTTGCGGCCACCGGCCTTGGGCTTAACCCCAGCCGAGCGCAGTGCGATGGCTAGGATCTGCTTCTCGCTGCGAGGCGTACCGCCAGCACCGCGAGCCTTACCCTTCTTCATGTTATCCGCGCGCAGTTCCTTGATGTTCTTACCAATGTCTTTTCCTAATGGCATGGTTATTCTCCTTTATATTCTTTCCACTCTTTCCAATTTGCAGTATCCCATTTGAGCAGACACCTATCTGCTGGGTTGCAAAAATATACAAATCTATGTTTTCTGGTCCTTGGAACTATAACGGCATACTCAAGAGTCCTTGAATGCCTACTGTGTTTATTACCAACAACCTTGTCTCCCGATGATCTCTTATCTGACAGCCCAGTGTAAATCCAATTTGTGGCTGCATAAATTGCTCCATTATGATTGGCACCGGTATCCGCATAACTTACAAGTATTAAATGTGGCCTTATTTTTGACAGTTCCCTTATGCTCCATGATATAAACCTGCTTTCGGAATTCTTCGGGCATTTGCCATCAAGCCATAATCTGTTTAATTCATAAACTCGTCCAGCATTTTCTTCTCCACATATTCCTCTGCAAAGATGTGGAGATGCAGGTTTCCCAAATGAAATTACACCCATTAGTTCGCCAACATTAAAACATCCGAATGACCAACTTGATGGTACAGCCCTATGCGCGTAATGATTTTTAACAACAACGTCATTCATTGTTTGTGATGTTATTGATCTAAATTTAAGCTGGAGCGCAGAGGTCGGAATCGCACCGCCGTCTTCCCCTTGGAATAGGGGCAGTTCTGCTACTGAACTATCTGCGCGTAAAGTCATTTGGTTTTAATAAATCTACCGGTTAGAAGATCCAACTCCCAACCGTGTCCATGAAATTTGTCATACATCATTTGATTCATAATATAGGCAAGCGGTCCGGCATCACCACCCATTAACTTTCCTGGTATGCACTGGCTTTCGGATAAAAGTTGCTCCAGTGCCTTGACGTGTCGCCTGTCTATTTCTTCGTAATACATTCAAGCCGTCTCCTCTCCTACAACTTCATCCCACGTTGCCTGTTCACCATTCCAAACCTGCGGCTGTGAACGCAGCCAACTTGGTTTGTCTCCGGTCTTGGTAAAGCTTGATTCATTCCAAAGCACATTGTTACCAGGAACAGCCGTGATCCGTCCATTGTTAAGTGCGATGAAGTGGTGGGATTTTG